GTGTCATAATTAATGGGATATAAGGAGCAAACACAGCACCAGTTTCAAGGAACTGCTTACCACGGAAGCCCATTAAAATTACGTTTTCAGTCATATAAGGATTCTTATAAACTGTGTAACGGTTGTTTATAGTACCTGTTTTCTGAACTCCGAAAGCATATTCCATGTTGGTAACATCACCATTAGAGTTAGAAGAGAATCCAGGAATTGATTCAAGTACAGTAGCTACTGTTGGAGAACATACTAAGAAGTTTGCACCACCACGTAAAGTTAATTGGTGGATCTTGTTAGATACTTTCTGCATTTTAGTTCCGAGAGTTTGGAACCATTGACCTTGAGTATTATAGTATCCACCTGTGGTAGCACTTAATTGAGTGAATCCAGTAGCTGTAGCATTAATAAATTCATTGCTTACAGTTGACCAGTATTCAGTTGCTGCAGCAGCGTCTTCAATTAACATATCAAGAATTTCAAGATCAATTTCCATTGAAATGTATTCACTCATGATGTTAGTTAATTCAGCTTCAGCATCAATATTCTGATAAGCATTAAGATCTTGAGCGAACTCAGGTGTCCATACTGCTTTTAACTTTTTAGTTTTAGCAGTTATAGCTTGAGATTGCATCTTGATATTAATTTCAGGAATTACAATTGTGCTAGCACTTTCAGCATTAGGTGTTGAATAAGTAGGTAATGTTGCACCTGTTGGATCTTCAAAATCACCACGAGCATTATCAGCTGTTGTTTTATTATAAAATGCTGTGTAAGATCCAGTTGATGCTATAGATGTACCAGCTGATGAAGTAAAGAAGAAAGAAATACGTTGATTTGTATAATCTAAAGATGTTAAAGCAGGTAATGAATTAGCTATAGTAGCTACAGCTACTCCTGTTTCAGTAGTCGCTGAGGCGGATACTAATGAAAATCCACGAACTGCATCTAAGTCATAGTTAGGTAAAGCTGAGGCAGAAATTGTAGCCTTTAAAATCCTACCAGCTACAACTGAAGCAGATAATTCTGAGTCAAAATTAACTTCAGCCCAAGTAGCAGTTGTAATACTACCAGTATTGGCGTTAGCAGGGACCGCAGATGAACCAGATAATAACCCAATTATAGCTGAGCTAGAAAATTGGTTAGTTGAATAAGTAAAACGACCAGCTCCATATAAACCACCGGTTGTACCAGTTGTTTGGAAAGGATATTGACCGTTAGGATTACGAGTACCATACATAGAATCACCAGAAGTGAATGGATTCTTAGTAGTACCATATTGGAAATCTAAGAAGAATACAAGACCAGAAGGTAAATTCATTGGTTGTACACTAACAAATTCTTTAGCAGCAATCTGTCCAAATACTTTACGTACTAATGGAAGAGCAATACCTGCCCAGTTTTCAGATTGACCTACAGTAAAAGTAGCACCAGTACCAGTTTGGCTAGTTTCTACTACTAATTGTTTTGCTTGGTTTTCAAGAATGATTGCCATATTGTTACGGTCAACCTCTGAACCAAAGCCTTCAAGTAAGCCTGTCTTAGACCACTTGGATGCTAACTTGGCAGCATCACTTTGAAGTGATTTCCAGGGGTTAGCTGATTCGAGTAATGATTGAATTGAACTCATGTTTTTTTTTCAGTTTTTTAGTTATTTTAAATTGTTTAAATTATTTTTTTCCACCAAATGCTAATTCACGCATACGAGCGAAAGCATCATTTTCAATAATTGGTTTTGATGTAGCACCACCTAATACTTTAGAAGCAGATCCTAATGATTCTTTAATTGGAGCTTTAGCTATAGTTGAAGCTTTTAAGCTATCTATTAAAGTTTCATAAACAAGTTCAACTTCTTTTTTAGAAGTAGCTTTATCAAATGATGTTAAAACCTTTATCTTTTGTGATTCAGTTAAAGATTTGTTACGGAAAATTTTGTTAGTGTAAAGAAGTTTAGCATTTAAAAGATTTACTTCATTTATTTCATTACGAAGTTCATTTAATTGCTCTTCCATTTCTGGTTTGGCTTGGGCTTTAAGATTAAGTTTATTTTTTAAATAATTAAAAGCACCTTTACCATACTTTTTAATAGCATCTCTAACTTCTTGTACAGATAGAGCAGCAGCTCCAACAACACCAAGAGTAGTAAGAAGACTAATAATAATTTCAGCAGAGTTTAAATAAACATCTGAACCAATTTCAATTTCTTCCATTTTTTCTTTTTCTTCAGTTTCATCTAATTCAGCTAAAAGTTCATTGATGTTAATTTCTTCATCAAGTTCTTCTTCACCTGTTTCCATATCAACTTCCATTTCTTCACCTTCTTCATCTTCCATACTTTCACCAGCTTCTAATTCACCAGCTGAAACCATGTCTTTAATTACATCTTCAATAAAAGATTTAAGATCGTCTTCAGACATATCTTCAATTGACATTTCTTCTTCGTCTTTAGCTTCATAGATATCTTCATCCATGTATTCTTCATCCATAGATTCTTCATCCATAGATTCTTCATCTAATTCAGCTAAAAGCTCATCTAAAGAAACTTCTTCAGTCATGTCTTTTTCTTTTTTCATTTCTTTCATTTCTTTTTCTGCCTCAGAAACTTCATCTTCTCTTAACTCAATTTCTTCATCAACATTATCCATTTCGGCTAATTTAGCTGATAATTTCTCTTTGAGATAAGGGGTAAATGCTTCTTCTAAAGCAGCTTTTGCGTTTGCTATAGCAGTTTCTTTTACAGCTTTAGCATCTGCGATTGCTTCTTTAAGCAAATCTCTGTTTGTTGCCATTTGTCCTTAAATTTTTTTAATTGGAAATACGCTTAATATGAAAAAAATTTCGAAGCGTAATATGTTATATTATAATGATGCCTCATTAATGGGCATATTCTGTGATACGTATATGTGTATTTATGTAAAGTCGAGGAGTAGAAAAAAGAAAGGCGCTTCTTTTTGAAGCGCCTCAATCCTAAAATACTATTTTAAGAGTGGTTAAAATATTGGACAAGTTCCATTAGCACATAAAATTTCTGTCACTATAGAATTTACTTTATTATAAGGATTAATTGGAGAAGATACACCTTCATTTAAAGGAGTCATAAATGAACCTGGGTTTGAAGGTGTACTTACAAAATCCCAACATAATAATTCAAAATCATCTTGTACTTCTAACATTTCACCTACTTGTTTTAGACTTCCCATTCCACGAGATGAAACACCTACTTTAATTCCTGATTCAATTAGTGCTTTTAATATATTACCTGATGGTGTAGGTAATATTTCTATTTTACCTATAATATTGTCTCCATCCCACCAAATACTAGATATATTATGTGATACATTTTTTAAGTTAATTATTTGAGAGTCAGGGTGATCTAATTCACCACATGCTCTTCTTTCCTTAACTAAAGTCATGTACTTATCAATTTCTCTTTCCCATAAATCTTTAGAATAGTATCTACCGTTTCCATTTTTTACTTCACAAGTAGCTAAAATACCTTCAACTAATGGATTACCATTTACACTCTTACCTTCAGTAAGAGACATTGGTGATACACTAAACGGACGGGTTTCTATTAATAAAGATTTCATAGTTAGTTTTTATTAAACTGTTTACGATAAGCATCGTCACCAATTGCATTTCTATGGAGTTGATTAATTTCATCCCAACCATCATTATTTACATATATTATATCTTTAGTACCATCATCATAAGTTACATTATATGATGTATCACCATTTTGAGTGTATGTTTTAACTGTTTTTCCATTGATATTAATAGATCCTTCATTTATATTTTTCTTAATACTATCTAAACCTTGTATTTGAGAATTATATATATCAATAATATCTTCTAAAGCTTTTTTATCTTTAGTATGTGGTCTTTCAAGGTCACGCAACTTTGTTTTATAATCTTCTTTATTAAGCTCTTCTTGAATAACATTACGAATTAAAGAGCGAAGTTTTTGTTCTGAGGTTGTTTCTTTAACAAATTCTTTTGGATAATATTGACGTAATATAGCTTCAATTTGACCTCTACTTAGACCTTGATCTTGTAAATAGGCTTCAGCTTCTTCACTATCTTTTCCTTTTAAAACATCTTCATATTTGTCAGTATTTTCTTGTAATATATTATGTTTTTTATATACTTTAGTTTTAGCAGCCTTCATAGTTTTAGCATATGATGCTTTATCTTTAAAATCCTGATTGTTAATATCAGACATAGCATCTGTTAAATCATCATTTAAAGCTTTTTTTTCTTCTTTAGAAAGATCACTAATTTTATCTTGTTCTTTTTTACTTAATCCAGCTTTTGAATCATATCCTTCTTTTAAATCACCATATCCACTTGATTTGTGTTTTCCTTTTGGTTCTTTAGGTTCACCTAAACCAGGAGCTTCAGTTGTATATCCTAAATCTTTAACTCCAAACTCACCATTTTTAGTATAAAATAAAGGATCTTTAGCTAAGTTTTTAACAACCATAGCTTTAAGTTCATCACCTGTTTTATCCTTATTTTTTTCATCCTTCATTTCACAATAAAAACCTTTCATGATCTCGTTAAAATTAACGTTATCAGCATTTTTCATGTCTTTATTATCATAATTATTCTTTTGATCATCTAATACTTCTTTAGATGTTTCTTTTTCTACAGCTTTAGTTTCCTCAGCTAAAATTTTCTTCCAATCAAAAATATCAAATCCTTTAGAAACAACACCACCAGCAGCTTCATTAATAATTTGTTTAGATTTTAATGTAGATACAGCATTATCATAATTTGTATATTGGTTAAAATACTCTGGGAAGAGTAAACGGGCTTGTTTTAGGAATTGATTTTTATCACCTTTTCCTGTTTTAATAGCGTTATATTGTTCTTGAAGTGTTTTCATCTTTTTTCTTGAAATAATT